TCTAGAAAAGAAAAGAAACTCTATCAATCCTGCCACATTTTGCATAAGCAGGGAAAGTATTATATCGTTCATTTCAAAGAGTTGTTTGCCCTTGACGGGAAACGGGCAAACCTTACAGTGAATGATGTTCAAAGACGTAATAGGATTGTACGACTTCTATCTGATTGGGGTCTGCTCTCTGTTATGAATGAAGAACAAGTTGTAAACATTGCACCTTTGAACCAAATCAAAGTTCTTGCATACAAGGATAAAGGTGAGTGGGTTCTGGAGCAAAAGTACAATATTGGTAAGAAGGGAAAACCACAAGAGGAGACCTGAATTAAGTAGGGTTATCAGCACCTTATTTTTTGAAGTTTGTGCTATAAATAAGTATGGACGCCTTCGGGGTCCACACAACACAAACTCGCTTAATAGGAGCTAAAAAGATGCATACGCTTGCGAAGTACAATGCTGCAAATCTGGATCAGTTAATGGACAGAATTTCGCGCAATACTATTGGTATGGATGAATACTTTGATCGTATCTTCAGTTTGCATGAAACAACGTCCAAATATCCACCATATAACATTGTCAACGTCAATAACACACAATCAAGATTGGAACTTGCTCTTGCAGGGTTCAAAAGATCTGAGGTGTTCGTATATACAGAGTCCGGTAAGTTGTTCGTCGAAGGGCAGAAGGAAGACAAAGAGACAGAAACTAACTACTTGCACAAGGGTCTGGCTCAACGGAGTTTTACTAGAGCGTGGACGCTCAGTGACGACACGGAAGTGGGATCAGTTGCTTTTGAAGATGGGCTTTTAACAATCACTCTGCAGAAGATTGTTCCAGAAGCTCATAAAAGGAAAGATTATCTATAATTCCTAACAAGATAAAGTTGCCGTTGCTACAAAAGTGTATCATAGTGATACACTTTTTTCTATATAATAATGTATACTGAAAGCAATCATGAATTTCACATCCACAGTTTTTGCTATCGGAACAGCCATCACTCTTTTCATGGGTGGGACTATCGGTAGTCTATTTACATAACAAAGATTTGTATCCCAGTATAAATACCTACTCATTTACAACACCGTAACATGGAATTTCTAGCAGTATTCGCAATCATGGGAGCCGCAATGGGAGGAGCATTTGCACTAACACCTAAACAATGATTGAAGATATAAAATCATCTGCCGTAGCATTTGTCTACGCCTGGGCAATCATTCTTGTACCAGTCTTTGTAGCAGCACAGATCATTCACATGGTATCGCCACCTACACAAGAATCTATCTAAATAAAACTGAATATCGTCGCCGCGAGGGGAACTGGCAAAATCCAGTTGATCCCCTCCTTTTTTTGTGCTAGAATAACCGTACCGTCAGAAGTGGAGATGAAAACAGCAGTAATCTATAGCAACGGCAGTCAAGAGTGTGAACGCATGGCAATGTTGCTTCGCAATTTAGATGGGGAGTTTCATGAATATGAACTTGATAAGCATTTTACTATTGAACAGTTCAATGCAGAATTTGGAGACGATGCTCAGTTCCCTCAAGTTTCCATTGGATATAAACATATTGGTGATATGAAGGAAACTCTAAACTACATGAAAGATAAAGGAATGTTTGTATGACTAAAAAAGAATTTAATAAAAAGGACAAAAAAGGACGTGAAGAAACTTGGGAGTGGGAAGAAACTCCTGAGACTATTGAAGCACTGAAGAAACTTCACGCAACCGAACGTCTTCATGATACTATTCGCAAGTTGGAAGCAGAATCCCCTGATTATGGAGTAGGTAAATGACTGTAAAACTTTTATTGTTGAAATCTGGAGAAGATATTATTTCAGATGTTGAGGAGATGTCTTTTGGTGAGGGAGAAACCCGCAGGATTGTTGGGTATCATTTAAATAGACCCTGTGTAGTAAAACTGAAGAACAAAGAATCTGTTCTTGAGAAAGAAAGTGGTGTGCATAAAAAAGGATATAATGTTAACATGTATCCATGGATGCCCCTATCCAAAGAAGAAACAGTACCAGTTGTTGCTGATTGGGTTGTAACAATGGTGGAACCCATAGATAGATTAGTTCAGATGTATAGAGAGGACATTTTAGAAAATGGACAAGATAGTCAAAGTGATTCTGTTGACGAACAATCAGAGACTGATTAGTGAGATTGAAGAGGTAGGTGCCGAGATTGGTGAACCTGATTGTAAGTTGATTAATCCCATGGAAATTTGTGAAGGTAATATGCTTTCTCCATGGATGATGGATCACACGATGCAAGATACTTTTATGATTAGTTCGGATAAGATCATCACACTTGCTGATCCCATGCCAACATTGCTTGAAAAATACTTAGAACAGACTAAATGAAATTCTACACTAATGTTCAATTGATTGGTAACCAGATCTTGGTTCGTGGAGTTGAGAACGGCAGAAGATATGAAATGAGGGATGATTTTTATCCTACCTTATTTGTAAAATCAAAGAAGAATACCAAATACAGAACATTAACTGAAGAAAGTGTTGAGGCAATCAAACCTGGTCAGGTAAGAGATTGTCGTGAGTTCTACAAGAAGTATGATGAAGTAGATGGATTTGAGATTTATGGAAACGATAGATATATCTACCAATACATCTCTGAAAAGTATCCTGAGGATGAGATCAAGTTTGATATAAGTCAGATTAAACTGGTAACACTTGATATTGAGACCACTGCAGAGAAAGGATTTCCTGATGTAGAGTCTGCATCGGAAGAGATCCTTGCAATCACTATTCAGGATTACACCACCAAGGAGATTATTACTTGGGGTGTAAAACCTTTCGTCAACAAACATAAGAATGTTACTTATCATTATTGTCCCACAGAACATGAACTGTTAAGTCATTTCATCAATTATTGGATGCAGGATGTTCCTGATGTGGTGACTGGTTGGAACATTCAGCTGTTCGATATTCCATATATCTGTAAGCGACTCAACAGGGTGCTTGGAGAAAAGTTGATGAAGAGATTCTCTAATTGGGGTCTTGTGACTGAAGGTGAGACTTTTATTATGGGGCGCAAACATACTACTTTTGATGTAGGTGGTGTGACTCAACTTGACTACCTTGACCTTTATAAGAAGTTTACTTATAAAGCACAGGAATCATATCGCCTTGATTATATTGCTAGTGTTGAACTGGGACAGAAGAAATTAGATCACTCTGAGTTTGAAACCTTTAAAGATTTTTACACCAACGGATGGCAGAAGTTTATTGAATATAACATCATTGACGTAGAATTGGTTGATCGTCTTGAGAGTAAGATGAAACTGATTGAACTTGCATTGACGATGGCGTATGAAGCCAAGGTCAATTATGTCGATGTGTTCTATCAAGTTCGCATGTGGGATAACATAATTTATAACTACTTAAAGAAAAGAGATATAGTTATCCCCCCTAGGAAAAAGGAGACTAAAAGTGAAAAATACGCGGGAGCGTATGTCAAGGAACCGGTTCCGGGAAAGTATGATTGGGTGGTCAGCTTTGACCTTAATAGTCTGTATCCTCATCTTATTATGCAATATAATATCTCCCCAGAAACGCTTCTTGAGGAACGACACCCTACCGCCACCGTTGATAAAATACTTAATGAGGAAATAAGTTTTGAGTTGTATAAGGATAATGCGGTCTGTGCTAACGGTGCAATGTTCCGCAAGGATGTGCGTGGGTTCTTGCCTGAACTAATGGAGAAGATGTATGGAGACCGTGTTTTCTTCAAAAAGAAAATGCTTACCGCCAAGCAGCAGTATGAGAAGACGCCTACTGTGGCACTTGAAAAGGAAATCGCTAGATGCAACAACATTCAGATGGCGAAGAAGATTGCTCTTAACTCTGCTTATGGTGCTATTGGTAACCAATATTTCCGATATTATAAACTAGCAAACGCAGAAGCAATCACTCTGTCTGGTCAGGTAAGTATCCGCTGGATTGAGAATAAGATGAACCAATATCTAAATAATCTTTTGCAAACGACGGATACCGATTATGTTATCGCATCAGACACTGATTCGATCTATCTTAATATGGGACCTCTTGTTGATAAATTTTTTGCTGCTAAGTCTGGCGACAAAGCAAAAATTGTGGAGTTACTTGATATGGTCTGCAGTGACAAACTGGAACCGTACATCGAGAAGTGTTATCAGGAGTTGGCGGACTACGTGTCGGCGTATGACCAAAAAATGCAAATGAAGCGTGAGAATATTGCTGACCGTGGTATTTGGACTGCGAAGAAGCGATACATTCTCAACGTATGGAATAGTGAAGGTGTTGCGTATGCAGAACCCAAACTGAAGGTTATGGGTATTGAATCAGTTAAATCATCTACACCTGCACCTTGCAGGAAGATGTTGAAAGAAGCATTCAATATTCTGATGACAGGGACAGAGGATGATGTTATCAATTACATTGATAAGAGTCGTAAAGAGTTTAAGACTTTGCCTCCAGAGGATATTTCATTCCCTCGTTCAGTTTCTGATGTTGTAAAGTATAAGTCTCATTCTGATATTTACATGAAAGGAACTCCTATTCATGTTAGAGGAGCACTCTTATATAATCATTACGTGAAAGAAAATAAGTTGGATAATAAATACTCTTTGATCCAGAATGGTGAGAAAATCAAGTTTTGTTATCTGAAGAAACCGAATACTATTCATGAGAATGTAATTTCTTTTATTCAAGAGTTTCCAAAAGAACTTAGGTTGAATCAGTATGTTGATTATGATTTACAGTTTGAGAAATCATTTCTTGAACCACTGAAAACTATCCTTGATTCTATTGGATGGCAGGTAGAAAAGACAGTGAATCTAGATTCGTTTTTTTCATAAATAACTAAAAAACTATAAGATGGCTTACCATATTAAAAAGGCAAATAGCATCATTCAACCTGGTAGAGAGATTTACTACAAGGGAAACCAAACTTGGACTGATGTTTATGCTGATCGAAAAACCTATTCATCAGAAAGTGATGCAACTGCAGAACTTTATCGATATGGCGGTCAAGTGGTTGATGAGGGTTGATAAATAACTACAAAACTATAGTGCAATGGCAATAGGAAGACCTGTATCATTAACTAGCAATATTGCATCGAAAGTTGTTAGTGTGGTATCAACTGCTGGACAAACTGTTTTTACAGTTAGTGGTGGATATACTATTAATCAACTTTCGGTATTTAGGAACGGCATACGTCTTTCTCAAGGGAAGGACTATACTGCTAGTAATGGTTCTACTGTTACCTTATTGTCTGGCGCTAATAACGGAGATAATATAGAGTTTGAAGTTTTTGATAGTTTCCAGGTTGCAGATGCGATAACATCTAGTGGAACTAATCAAGTTTTATCATCTAATCTTGATGTACAGGGAAATTTAACAGCAGTTACTCATATTGGTAATGTAACTGGTACTGCTGCAACATTTACAACAATTACAGTAAATGATCAGATCTCTGGTAATATAACAGGTACTGCCGCCACATTTACTACAGGAACTTTCTCTGGTCCTGTCAGTGTTGGTGGTACATTAACGTATGAGGATGCAACCAACGTTGATTCTGTTGGATTAGTTACAGCAAGAACTGGTGTAAGAGTAACAGCAGGTGGGCTTGTTGTCACTGCTGGAGTCTCTACTTTTGCTGGTGCAATTGATCTTAATGCAGAGTTAGATGTAGATGGACAAACTGATTTAGATACTCTGCAAGTTGCCGGAGTTAGTACGTTCTCCGCAGCTCTAGATGTAAATGCAGAGTTAGATGTTGACGGACAGACTGATTTAGATACTCTTCAAGTTGCTGGTGTTTCCACTTTTGCTGCAGCTGTTGATATAAATCATTCTCTTACAGTAGATAATATATCTCTAGATGCTAACACTGTTACTACGAATTCAGGTAATCTAACTCTTAATTCTACTGGAGGCAAGGTTGATATTATCGACGCTGTTGATATTAGCGGCACCACAACTATTGCTGCTGATGTATCAATAGCAGATAAGATTATCCACACTGGTGACACCAACACTGCTATAAGATTCCCTGCTGCCGATACATTTACTGTAGAAACTGGTGGTAGTGA